AACGCCAGAACCGTCCGAGCGGCAAGGTGATACCGGCTGACGACAAGGCCGACGTTGAGGTGGCCGACATATTCAACGGCATCGTGCGGCACATTGAGTACATCTCGGATGCCGACGTAGCTTACGACACCGCCTGCGACAACCAGGTGACGTTTGGTGAGGGTTACTTCCGCATCCTGACTCAGTACAACGACGACAACAGCTTTGAGCAGGATCTGCGAATTGGGCGCATTCGGGACAGTTTTAGCGTCTATATGGATCCAACGATCCAAGATCCTTGCGGATCTGACGCCGAATGGTGCTTTATCAATCAAGAACTCACCACAGACGAGTACGAACGCGAGTTTCCCAACGCGTCGCCACTGTCCAGCCTGCAATACGGCGTCGGTGACGGGCAATTGAACGCTTGGATCAACCAAGATACCGTAAGAATCGCGGAATACTTCTATATTGAGCACAAAGCCAAGAAATTGCACCAGTATCACGGCGGGATCACCGCAATGGCTGGCTCGCCCGAGGCAAAACAGGCCGAAGCGATGGGTTTGAAGCCCATAAAGACCCGAAATGTGGACGTTAAGCAGGTCAAATGGTGCAAAACCAACGGTTTTGAGGTGCTGGAAGAGCAGGATTGGGCGGGTAAATACATCCCTGTTATCCGTGTAATTGGCAACGAATTTGAGATAGACGGGCGCATGTACGTCAGTGGGCTGGTGCGGAATGCCAAGGACGCCCAGCGCATGTACAACTACTGGGTCAGCCAAGAGGCCGAGATGCTGGCACTGGCCCCAAAAGCACCGTTTATCGGCTACGGCGGCCAGTTTGAGGGCTACGAGCAGCAGTGGAAGACTGCTAACACAAACAACTGGCCTTACCTTGAGGTCAACCCTGACGTTACGGATGGCTCCGGTAGCGTTATGCCGCTACCCCAACGCGCCCAGCCGCCTATGGCCTCCTCGGGGCTGTTGCAGGCTAAGGCAGGCGCGTCGGACGACATCAAGGCGACCACAGGGCAGTACGACAGCAGCATTGGCGCTACGTCCAATGAGCGGTCGGGCAAGGCAATCTTGGCGCGTGAACGGCAAGGCGACACCGGCACATACCATTACGTAGACAACCTGGCTCGCGCCATCCGCTACGTCACGCGCCAACTCGTTGACCTTATCCCGAAGATTTACGACACCCAGCGTATTGCCCGCATCATTGGCATTGACGGCGAAACCAAGACCGCCAAGATTGACCCGCAGCAGCCTATGCCTGTCCGCGAAATTGTGGACGAGTCGGGCATTGTGATTGAAAAAATCTACAACCCGTCTGTCGGCAAGTACGATGTCTGCGTGACCACCGGCCCGTCGTACATGACCAAGCGTCAGGAGTCGATGGAGGCCATGTCGCAGATTTTGCAGGGCAACCCGCAACTGTGGCAGGTAGCCGGCGACCTGTTTGTCAAGAACATGGACTGGCCCGGCGCTCAGGAAATGGCAAAGCGTCTGCAAAAGACCATCGACCCCAAGCTGCTTCAGGACAACGACGAGAATCCCGCCTTGGAAGCCGCAAATCAGCAGATTCAGGCGATGGGGCAGGAGATGGAGCAGATGCACCAGATGCTCCAAAACGTCCACAAGTCTATCGAGGCGCAGGAACAGCGTCGGATGGACTACGAGTCCGAAATCAAGGCGTACCAAGCCGAGACGCAGCGCATCAGCGCCGTGCAGGCCGGTATGTCGGAAGAGCAGATTCAGGACATCGTGGCAGGCACTATTGCCGCCGCTATGCACACGGGCGACCTGATTGGCAATATGCCGGAGCAGCAAATGCCCGAGTTCAACGAAGGTGAGATGCCGATGCAAGGTGGCGAGATGCCCATGCAGCAGCCGCCACAGGAGATGATGCAGTGAAGCCCTCGGAATTCGTCGGACTGCTGTTCCTTGCCCGTGATGTGGCGCACAGCACTCACCTAAACACCCGTTCCTACGCCAAACACGTTGCGTTGCAGGAGTTCTACGAGGGCATCGTAGACCTTGCCGACAAGTTTGCGGAAGCCTATCAGGGCTACCACGGGCTGATTGGCCCAATCTCCGTACCCGCTGCCAAGAAGACTTCCAACATCGTGGAGTTCTTGCAGGGTCAGGTTGAGGACATTGAGACGGGTCGCTACAAGGTCTGTGACCGCGACAACACGCCTATCCAGTACATCATTGATGAAATCGTGGGGCGGTACTACGCCTCGCTCTACAAACTGCGCTTCCTCGCGTAAGGAACTGAAATGGAACTGTTACGACCGTTGATGGACGCCCAGTACGCGGGCGCAAACGCTGCCTACACCGGCACTGCTGGGTCTACCAGCACTTGGCCTGCTGGCCCGCAGGGCGTGCTAGTTACCTGCACAACCGCTGCCTACATTCGCGTTGGCGAAGGCGTCACGGCAACCACTGGCGACACTTACTTGCCCGCCAACACGCCCGTGCTGTTCTACGTCCCCCAGGCTGGTGGCGGTGGCGGTACGGGTGCTGCGTGGCGTGTCAGCGCCATTCAGGTAGCGTCCGGCGGTACGGTCTACGCCAAGCCGTGTAACATCCGATGAGCTGGGGCGTCGCAACGCAGAACGGGGTGTCAGCATCGCTGGCATCTGTCGTGTCGCTGCTTTGCGGCTCGCCTGCCGCTGCGCCAACAAGCGGGTTTGCTGTGAATTCCGCTTCCGGCACATCGTATTCCACTACCCGCAACGTGCTGTCTTCGGACGGCACATCCTATTCCGTCTCTGCGACTGTGCTGTCTTCTGATGGCACCGCGTACAGCCCAATTTGAGGTGACATATGGCTGCTCTTGAAATTCTTGCGCTTGATACTGTTACGCCTCAAATTGAGGCTCCTCAGGCGGGTGATACTTATAGCGCCCCGCGTGCTATTTCTATTACGCCAGAATCTTTAACGGGCAGTGCGGCTACGACTTCACTAAACGTGGCTCAGACTTGGAATACGAGTGGGACGCCAACGGCTGTAAAGTTGAATGTCACGGACACGGCATCCAACGCTGCATCACTCCTTATGGACTTGCAAGTTGGTGGAACAAGTAAATTTAGCGTAGATAAATCGGGAAAAGTTACATTCACCACTACCGGTAACTTGTACGCAACAAGTTCAAATATAAGCATTGTTGATGGAAGTTCAGTCGCGCAAATTAATTTTAATACTCAATCTGCAAACGGACTTCGTGTTGCAAGTGATAGGCCAATCGGGTTTACGTCTGGTTCTGCAAATGGGTCAGCACCAGATGTAACTCTTCGACGAGTTGCAGCGGGAATCCTTGGCGTAAGAAGCGGTGCGATTACAGACGCAGGCGCGTTGTCATTTATTGAGCAGACTGCCCCTGCCGCCCCCGCCACAAATGGCGTTTACATTTACGCTCAAGACAACGGTGCAGGTAAAACACAACTGATGGCGCGGTTTGCCACTGGCGCTGCTGTACAAATTGCAATTGAACCGTAAAACATTTAGCCAAAGTTTAAAAAAATAGCGATGGCTAAACTGTAAACAGGAATTATTATGGGCGTCAAAATTTCCAACCTTCCTTCCGTTACCTTGCCGCTAACTGGCGGGGAACTTGTTCCTGTAGTGCAAGGTGGCGTAACGGCTAAAGCGCAAATTTTTGACTTTTTCTCGTCCGCATACACCCCCGGCAATTTTTACGCTATTAACTTTCGACCGGGCGGCGGCACTGTGATTTGGACCTCGGGTGCAGGTACGCCGGAAGGCGCAGTAACGGCAGTTGTTGGTTCACTGTACACCCGCACGGACGGAGGCGTAAACACTACGCTGTACGTCAAACAAACCGGCACTGGAAACACGGGTTGGGCGGCAAAGTGAATTTTCCTATCGACAAGCAGGCGCACTTTTGGTGGGGCTGGGCTATTGCCGCGACCCTGTACCCGCTGGGCGTTTGGTTTGCCGTCCTGACTGCTGCCCTTGTAGGTGCAGGTAAAGAGGTTTGGGACAAGCGCGGACACGGAACGCCCGATGCTAAGGACTTTGCCGCAACAGCCCTTGGCGGGGCTGTGGGTGGCTTGTGTTGTGTATTATTGACTTCGCTGTAGTGCGGAGTAGACTAACCGTACTGGTGCGGCCCACCAGGGATTCTACGGAATCACAAAATGTCTGAAGAAGTTGAGGTTGTAGCGGAAGTCACCCCCGCGCCGGAACAGGTCGCTACGGCAGCGCCTGAACCCGCAGTTGAGACGCCGGAAGCTGAGAAGCCAAACAAGACGTTCACTCAAGAAGAGTTGGACGCCGCGATTGGCAAGAGGCTTGCGCGAGAGCAGCGTAAGTGGGAAAGGGAACAGGCAATGCGTCAGGCTCAGGCCATGCCGCAGGCTCCCGTTGAAGTTCCGCCGATGGAGCAGTTTGAGTCGCCGGATGCCTACGCAGAAGCGTTGGCGTACAAGAAGGCGCAGGAACTCATCCAGCAGCGAGATATGCAACGGCAGCACGCCGAAGTCCTTTCTGCCTATCACGAACGTGAGGAAGTGGCGACCGAGAAATATGCTGACTTCAAGCAAGTCGCATACGGTGACCACGTCCGAATCACGCAGGTGATGGCAGACACAATCCGGTCTTCTGAAGTTGGCCCTGACGTAGCCTACTACCTCGGTTCCAACCCCTCGGAAGCATCCAAGATTGCTGACCTGCCGCCGTTCTTGCAGGCTAAGGAAATTGGTAGGCTGGAGGCAAAATTGCTGTCCAACCCGCCGATGAAGAAGACAACCTCCGCTCCCCCGCCGATTGCTCCTGTCACTGCCCGTGGTGGAAACACCGCAGCCTACGACACCACCGACCCAAGGTCTGTAAAGACCATGACTACGTCGGAGTGGATTGAGGCTGAACGGAGGAGACAAATCAAGAAGCTGGAAGCCCGCCGCTACTAACCTTTTCTTTTTTGGAGATATAAAAAGTGAGTAATTCGCTTCTTACGATTGATATGATTACCCGCAAGGCTCTCGAAATCTTCGAGAACAACCTTGTCCTTACCCGTAACGTCAACCGCGCCTACGACGACTCGTTCGCCGTGGAAGGCGCCAAGATTGGCTCCACCCTGCGTATCCGCTTGCCGGACCGCGCTCTGGTGACCGACGGTGCTGCCCTTCAGGTGCAGGACGACAACGAGCAGTACACCACGCTCGCCGTGTCCAACCAGAAGCACATCGGCGTCAACTTCACCAGCGCCGAACTGACCATGCAGTTGGACGACTTTGCTGACCGCGTGCTCAAGCCGCGTATCAGCCAGTTGGCTGCCTCCGTGGACAACGACGTTGCCAACGCCTACAAGAGCATCTACCAGTCGGTCGGTACTCCTGGCACCACGCCCAGCACTTCGCTGGTGCTGTTGCAGGCGCAGCAGAAGCTGGACGAGCAGGCTGCTCCCCGTTCGCCGCGCTACGCGACGGTTAACCCGGCTGCCAACGCTGGTCTGGTCGAGGGCTTGAAGGGTCTCTTCAACCCGAACGCCACCATCAGCAAGCAGTTCAAGTCGGGCATGATGGCTGAAGGCGTCCTCGGTTACGAGGAAATCAACATGAGCCAGAGCATCGTGCAGCACACGACTGGTTCGCGTTCGGCTACGGACACCATCCTTGTTAACGGCGCGGTTACCACTCAGGGTGCAACGACGTTGGCAATCGACGGTGGCACGGGTTCCGCTACGTTTGCGGTTGGTGACGTGTTCACGATTGCTAACGTGTACGCGGTCAACCCGCAGACCCGTCAGTCCACTGGCTCGCTCCA